TGTTTTTGGAAATATGTTTCTAATTTAATTAAATAATTGTTTTTAAATAGCTTTTTTTATAAGAATTAGAATTATAGTTCTAATTATATTGTTTCGGGTTTGTAGTTATCAATATCAAAGTAGCCTATCTTAAAGCTGCTTGGCTCTCGTCTTAATCTGCGCTTGGCAGGTTCGTAACCTTTGTTTTTGCAGTACGTTAGTATCTCTAAGTAGGTAGCATCTATGTTATTCATCATAATACTGATAGGCTCACTTGCGTAGTACTTGTCTATGTATTCTTTGCTTAGTTGGGTCATAGTGTTTAATTGTGTAGTCAGTTAATGCTGCCATTACAAAGCCTGTTGCAATTAGCAGGAAGCAGATAGCGTAAATCATTTTGCGTATACGTCTTGAAGTTGCCCTATAAGGTAACAAGCTACTAAAAATACGGCTAAAAGTTGTGCGGTTTCTTTTTTCATTGTGTTTATTTTAATGGTTAATTTTCTTCGTTTGGTTCAAATTCTTGAGCTTCTTCGTATGTATCAAAAAAGTATTCTTGCCCATCATTAAAGTCAGTTACTAAATATTCAACATCATTACCAAGCATAGAACAAATACTTATTCCGTTTTCTAAAGCAATATAAACATATCCAGAATAACTATTAAAACCTATTCCATCTTCCATTATCTCTTCGTTAATAGAAGCATAAGCCTTTAAACATTTAGATAAACCCATAGCTTCGCAATAAGCTAAAGAATGTGTGTCAAAACCATTAATTGTAATTGTTTGTACGTTTCTCATTGTAATTGTGTTTAGTTAAATAATAATTGAATTTACAACTTTTACACAATGCACAACCAAATTTGCCAAGTTTTTTTAAAAAAAATAGCTAATTCTATATAAATCAATGAGTTATAGGAATGTATATTTTCCTGATGTAGGATTATCCAACATGTTTAGTGAAGCATATCTAAGGGCATCTATTGCGTGATTAAGGAAGTCCACGGGTTCATTATCAAGTTTTCCGTCTTTATTTTGCTTCCATTTGTAGCCATTAAGCTCTTTCTTTAGATTACTTGACCTTTGTGTTACGTTTAATTTGTAACGCTTTAAAGTATTAATTGATTGTCTTATACTATCGGGTCCTTTCTTAGCACCCTCTATTTGCCACCCATATGCCCCTAATTCAGCGATTGACTTAGGTTCGGCACTATCTGCCACGATACGACCATTAACGCCTAATTCACGCATTAAATCGCTAATACGGACATTCAATAAACCTTTCTCATATATAAGCTCATCAACGATTAGTTCTCCTGAATGAGAATATAGGGCAACTAAAGCGGTAGGGTCATTACTAAAACCAAAGTCCAATCCGTAACCTATAAGCTTGGCATCTATATCAACTGCACTAACTACGTTATAATCTCTAAAAATTACACCTTCAAGTTTACCCGTAAGCCCGCGAGCATAAACCTTGTAAAGTTCTGGGTCTTCGATTGCCTCAATCTTATCGTGTATTTTTTGGTCAAGGAAGGTATTATGTCTATGGTCGCTAATTATTAGGGTAACGTTTGGCTTGCCTATCAAATCCGTATGCACCCAAAATTCATTGTTCGGGTTATAGTCAATATAACTCCGCTTCTTTGTACGAATGTATAATTCATCCCAAATTACCTTATCGACACCATTTGCCTCGTTTAAGAAAAGGTAATCCCTTTTACCCTGTTTAGCATCCTGTGAGTCGTCATAACTTTTAAATTCTATTATAGAACCATTTACAAAAGTAAATACCCTATCCGATTTATTATATTCTAAAATGTAATTAGTTAATCCTTCGGTCTGCTCTATTATATTATGAGCATCTCTTATTGGCCCAACTTTTAAGTTAGGTATGTCTTGACCTGCGACAGTTATAATACACCTGTCATTTTCTATTGCGTGAAGGAATAAATTTTGAAGTATTGAATAAGTTTTACCGCTACTTGTACCTCCCTGATTAATTATAATATCAGTTTCAGCATTTCGGTTACTTAAAAATACATCGGTAGTTTTAAACATCTGTTTCTCTATTTGCTAAAGGCACACCGCTTGTTATTACTTGTACTTGTATTTTTCCAGTAAGTTCTGTTTTGTTTGTAGTATCTACTGTTTCCTTTGGCTTACCATAAACACGGGTAAGCAAAGTTTCTAAACTATAAAGACTACCCTTCTCTAAGCTCTTACGCATAGCTGCTGCAATCGTCTTTTCAAGTATTGTTGCCTTTGGGTTATCCCATACTGTTTTCAGTTCCTCCAAGTCCATTGACATCATAGCCTGTATGGTATCGTTTATCTCAGCAAGTTTATATCCTTGCTCTTTAAGTAGGCTTACATACTTACGGGGTCTGCCGTTTGGATTACCTGACTCCCCCGCTTCAAAAGGTTTTGCTCCTTGTGGTATTACTCCTTTTTCAAATGGCATTACTGATATATTTCTGTTATTTAATATAATTTAAAAACTCGTGTCTTGCTTCTCCATTTTTGAAAATACCTAATAATTTAGATGTAATAGTCCAAGTGTCGTGTTTCTTAACTCCCCTCATACACATACACAAGTGTTGTGCTTTTAATGATACTGCTACACCTTTAGGGTCTAATTCTTGCATCAACCTTTCAGCTATTTGTGTTGTTATACGTTCTTGGTTTTGGAACCTATTTGCATAAAGGTCTACCGTTCTTGCTAACTTTGATAAACCTACTATCTTATTGTTAGGTATATAAGCCACCGCAGCCGTACCAAAAAATGGTGCAGTATGATGTTCGCATAAAGAGTAAAAAGGAATATCCTTTTGGATAATCATTTCATCTGTACCTTCCCCATCAAAAGTAGTAAAGTTAAATTCTTTAGGTTCTAAGAATTCCCTCATAAACTTAACATATCGTTTAGGGGTTTCTTGTAACCCTTCTCTTTGTGGGTTTTCTCCTAATTCTTCTAAAATGTGTTGAAAGTGCCATTCAGCAGTAAATGGTTCATACTCTTTTAAACTCCTGTTTTCTTGTTCCATATTTCAATATGTAATCGGTTAGTAAATTTTAAATAATTATTTTTAGCTATTTCTGCTACTATTTCTTTTGAATTTATTAATTCTTCTTGGCTGCTTCCCGATGGCATTAACCATACCTTATTTATATCTACAATGTCTAAATAAAATTTTTTAACTTCTTCCCAATCTTTATCAGTTGTTAATACAAATTTAAATGCAGTATTGTATTTATTTAAGGTAGCAATAGCAGTTGTGTTATATGTTTTTAATAATGGCATTCCACTATTTGCTAACTTTGGACTACAATTCCATTGATTAACTAAATTGGTTAAATCTTGTCTTGGTTCTATACTTCCATTTGTTTCTATCTCTACATAACAATTAGGGTTATAATTACCTCTAACATATTTGATAAATTCTATAACATTAGGTTGTTGCATTAATGGTTCTCCACCTGTTACAATTAAATTAGCTCCTTTTCTTATTGCTTCTTTACAATCATCTGGCAATATCTCATTAAATTGTTTTGCTCTGCTTTTCATCCATACCTCTATGGTATCACATCTCCAAGTTGCTCCGTCGTGTAATTTACCATCTCTTTGAGTTCCTTCTCCACCACACATTAAGTTACAACCTCCTAACCTAACAAACACGGCAGGATAACCAGTAGTAGGTCCTTCTCCTTGTATTGAATAAAATACTTCACTAATTGATAGCTTCATAGATAACGTTTGATGTTTTTGTTTCTGCCAATTCTATTTTAACTATTGGCAAATGAGTTTTAATTTGATTAAATATCCATAGTGCCATATTTTCTGCACTTGTTTCAAAAGGTAATTGAATGTAAGGTTCGTTTAACATATCTAAAGCATTGCACAAGGTATCTTCTTTATGCAATAATAAATAATGGTCATATTGTTTTATAATAGGTTCAACTATTTTATCTATGTCACTAAATAGCATTGTAAGTCCATTTGTTAATTCATTAAATTTAAAATGACATATAACATTATAAGTGTGACCATGTAATCTTCCACATTTCTCTCCTGCTTCTTTATTTCTATGAGCAGCGTAAAAATGATATTTTTTTTCAATTTTCATTTTTATATAATTTTAATTTTTTAAATATAACCCAATACCAAAATAACCCTCCTAACATTTTTAAAAGTATTTGTCCAATACTAATTTTTATATCTACAAAGCTAAATGCTATTAATTGAAAAACAATACTATCTGAAATAATTCCTATCAAATCACTTCCGTTTACTTTTATAAAATAATTACTTTTTATAAATGTTTGGTAAAATATACCAGCTACTATTTGTGCTGAAATAAAACCAAAAGCGGAACCTAAGGCAATATTAATAGATTGTTTATTAATTAAATAAGTTATAAACGATGCCACAATAACTAAAGTTCCTAATTTTAATATAAGTTCTTTACCCTTCCATTGTTCATGAAACATACATCTTAATACAAAATCAAATGGTATTAGAAATAATGAAGTAAATATTAAACCTTTTGCTCCAAACCAAAGAATAATAAAGTTTGAAAATACAAATGCTAATAAATATAAACTAATCTTGATTGCCTGCATATTGACTATATTTAATTTTTAAAAGTTCAGCTTGATATATTAAAATAGAATAATTTAATAAAGCTTTATCTGTTATATTTAGATTATGTTCATTTAAGAATATTCTTATCTTTTCTTCATATTTGTCAATCAAAATATTATTTTTTAAATTTTTTGTTCTTAATTTTTCTCCTACTGCATCTATAACTCCATATCTAACAGGACTTAACCAACTTGTTGAATCTGATGTACTACAAAAATTACATTGACTTAACAATTTATTTTCAGTACATCCTAATAAATGTATATCAATAGAAGGTTTTTTATTTTTAATATAATTAGCTAATCTATATGTATAGTCTTTTTTACCTATAATTCTTAATTCAGGTATACTAAGAGCAATATAATCTGAATATTCAATTAATTTATCTAATCCTTTTTGACCATCTTCTTTATGAAATACATTAATAATTCTATTATTGACATTCCTTTTTAAATATTCTCTAAAATACCAAGCTTCATCTACTCCTAATACTTTTTGACAATCTACCTCAACATAAGTTCCTTTATATCCTGTTACGTTAATAAATTCAATAATGAGATGCATCCATTTTTCTAAAAATTTTTTATCTTTTTGACCTTTATAAGCTCCAAACATTAAACTAAATAATCCACTATCCATTATAGTATGATTACTATTATTATTTATAATGTTAGGAATATTAGTAAATGTAGGTTTTGTATCATTTTTCATTTTATTTAATATAAAAGGAAAAACAGTAAATAAAGAATATTTAATACCAGCAGTATTAGTACATAAAAAATGTGGAAGTGTTTCAACTCCTGCAAAGTGAACCTTTAAATTAGATTGATTTGATACTATCATACATAGATTTTAGCTCCGTTTTCATTATCTTCTAATACAGAACAAGATTTTAAATTAAATTTATTAAGTAAATTTTCTGCTATATCCTCACAACTTTGAGTTTCATAATCATATTTCTTTTTACTATATTTTTCCATTTCTCTTTTTAACATAATTATTTCAATATCTCTATCGTTATGAAAAACTTCCTTTTCGGCTTCAACATAAAATATATGTCTATGTTTGTCTTTTAAAAAAGATACTTCTTCTATTGGACATTCTTTCCAATGATGTATAGCTTCAAAGTTATACTTTATTATTATAGTTTTAATCATAATCCTAATAAATTAAAAACTGCATCTTCTAATGTCTTTCCATGTTTAAATAATTCAGCTTTAACTCTATCACATTCTTCTAATGTATATTCTAAGGTTATTTTACCACTTGGTAATTTATTATTTGAATTATCCTCTTGAAAAAAATTATCTAAATTTTCATCATGAAATATTGGAACTGTTAAACCCCATTCATTTAATTGTTCACTATCCCAATTATTAGCAAGGTCATCCCAATCCCATTCTCCATAGCCTACATTGTCTTTAACTATAAATTCCTTTTGTTGCTGCTCGGTTAATTCACTTGCTTTAATGATTGGCACTTCTTTAAGTCCTGCTTCTTTACAAGCCTTAAGTCGCATATTTCCACCAAGCACAACCATATCGTCATTAACTACAATAGGTCTAAGGTTTAGCATCTGTGGAAAGTCGGTAATAGACTTCACTAACTTTGCAAACTTGTCATCCTTAATTATTCTTGGATTGTTAGGGTTTGCTTTTACTTCGTTGATTTTTACTTTTTGTATCATAGTATTCCATTTATTATATCGTTTGCTTCGTCGATTGCATCTTCTTGGTCAAGGTAAGTGTCTACGTCTGCTATATGTTTATTTATTAAAGTTTCTGCCATTGCATAGGTGTAGTGTCCTATTGTGGTCATATCGTCTCCATTTTTACCCGTCTTACATACCGCAAGGAAGTAAGCTTTGTGCGTAAGGAGTAGCCATATAGCGTTTAATTTTCTCATCTGCCTTGACCTCTATAAGCTTTTTCTCTTGGCGTATGCTTGTTATAAGACTTCTTAGCGAAGCCTCTTTTGCGTTTACCAAAGTTTACCTTTGAATTGTTCTCTTTAATCTTTGCCATAATTCTTTGTGTGTATGTCTTTTAGAAACTCCTTATATTGTTTTTTGTCTCCGTATTCTATGTGGCACTTCCTACATAAACCCATAAGGTTTTCTATTACGTCTGCCTCTTTGTTGCCCCCCATTCCCCTTGCCTCAATATGATGTACATCTACCGCTTGTGCTTCACAAACTTCACAGGGGATAAAGTCCGTTGTTTTATAACCCATCCCCTGCAAATATATTTGTGTGTGTTTCCTCATAGCTTCCCCATTAAATTTTCCGTTGATTAATAATTAAAAATTTAACTATGAGAAATTAGTTTATTATAAATATAAGTTCGGTCTAAATTTATCTCCCCAAAGTTATAGTTCTTTTCGCAGAACTCAAAAAGGTTCTGTCCGCTTTCCTTTCTCATATCTGCATCGCTTACTAAATCTCTTATATGTTTATACCAATCCTTTTGGCTTTTTACATAGTGTACCGGCATATCTAAGTAAGGATTGACAAAGCTAACTATTGCAGGGTTCTTTTTAGATGCCGTTTCTAATACCTTTAGATTTGACTTCATAGCATTAAACTTGCTATCTACCAAAGGGATTATAGAAATATCCGAATCAGTATAAGCACCCATATATTCCGTAACCCTTGCGTAATTGTATATAGTAGGGTTAAGTGTTAGCCCACAAGTAAACGCTGCTATCATTTTATCCCAAATAGGTTTCTCCCCGTCATTGTAACCTGCAATAACAGTTCTTATATTCATACCTTGCAAACGCTTAAAAGGTTGCCTAAGTAACTCGATGTCCTTTTCGTGCGTTCCACTTCCGGACCAGAATAGCCTTACCTTATAATCTTCTGTCTTATTATCCATAAATTGCTCTTGCCCGTAAGGAAGTGCGTTTGGTAATATGTGTACGTTCTTATTGTACTTGCTTATTTCTGCTGCTAATCTTTCGTGTGTGCAGGTGCATAGGTCAGCTATCTGTATGTAACTAATAATTTGTTGCGGTATATTATTTAAAATGTAACGCTGATATAACAAATGACTTGGGTCAAGTTCCCAATAATCATCATTATCTACAATTAATTTAAAGCCGTACTTGGTTCGCCACGCATCCATTTGCGTTGCGTTTATTTCGTTTAGCATCCTATTCATTAGAACAATATCCCATCCCTGCTCTAATACTTCGTCATTAAGTACGTCTGTAATTAAGGCATAATCTTTTTTCAGGTGTACAATAGGCATCATTATCCTATGAAACCCAACACCACTATTTGCCGATGTAATACAAAGTATTCTCATTTGTTTTTAGGTTGTAAGTCATACCATTCATAAAGTCGTTTAACCATATCAAAAATACAATGGCTACACCATACCGTTAGAATAAAATCTGGGTTCATATACTTGCGGTAGATATGTTCGTACATTTTTAAAATATCTAAATCTATGTTTCTAACATATCCGTTCTGCACCATTTCGTAGTTTGCTCTATGCAGGTCCAAGTATTTTCTATGTTCTATTTCCATAAGTTCCACATTATTTTTGAAATCATTGGAGCAACTGCACCCGGTATAAATACAAACGCAATTACATCGGTACATATTGCAGGTAGTAAATATAAAACTAAACCTGTCCAAGCTGCTAAACAACTCGTGCAGCTAAATGGCTTGAAATCTAATTTCCACTTCCTATGAAATTGATGTATTTCTACAAAGAATATTGCAAAGCATATCGATGCTATAATTATCATTTTCGTAATTTTTTTTTAAGTTCTTTTTTTGTTAGCTTTAATACCCTATGTATTGTCATATAAGGTATTCCTGTAACCCTGCTTAATTCCTTTGCGTTGCAGTTGTGATTAATAGCGTATAGCTCTAATAGCTTACTACTAAACCAATGTAGATTAGAAAGCTCGTCTTGTACTTTATTAAGTAAATCTTCATCCCTATCGTGTATTTCAACTTCTGGATGTAATGGCTTTCTGTATAATTTATAAAATTGACTTGTTTTGCTTTGTGTCATATTAAGCATAGTCCTAACTAAGTAAAACCTTAATACGTTTCGGTTATACATATCGACTAACTTATCTTCTTCCATTTCGCATAGCACCTTAAATATTTCGCTGCGAAGGTCATCTTGCAAATCTTCTGGTTGCATTTTTGCAATAGCCTCTTTAAGTTCTTGGCTATTCCACAACTTTTCGATTATGCTATTGCGGTTCATATTCGGTTAATGTAAGTTTACCATTTTCCTCGGTTGCTATGTAACATAAACATTTAGATGCTTTTGCTAAGTTTAAAAATGCTATTTGATAACTGCTTAACTTATCACCTATTGCTTTTGTTTCGCAGTAGACGGCTATGCCTTGACTTGTAAACCCAACCACATCCGGAACTCCTTTCAGTCCTATAAATGTGCGACCTCTTACGGCAAGGTTATTGTTGCGCCATACAAAAGCCCCGTTTTTATTTAGGGTCTTGATTGCTTCTTTGGTTAATTCGTTTGCCGTCATATTACAAAACTATATTAAGAAAATGAAACTTTACCATTTTTAATTTGCGAATCGAAAAATAAAGCAACCGCTACCGCTCTGGCTTGGTTCTTTAGCCAACTCTCAGTCCACTCATCTCGGTACTGTTTTGCGCTGATTATATCCATTCTATTAGCCTTGTAGGTAATAATCTCCATAAGTTTCTTTTTAGCTTCTGCGCCATCTTCTTTAGTCCACTTCTTTATGCCGGTAGCGTTTAGCTTAGTAAATACGGATAACGGATTAAACACCCTATCAAATGTTCTGTTTTCTAACAATTTGTATTCCTGGTAACTGTAATCTATTATTTCTAAATCAGTTAAGTGCGGTATTGCTTCTTCTCGTTCTTGTGGCATCATCTTTCTTAATTGATTAGCTTTTTTCTTATATCTGTCCATTACCTGACTAAAATATGCAGGGCTAAAATTCTGGTAGTGGTCTATAAAGTCATTAGCTACCATTTGCTTAAACGCTACTTTAACTTCATTTATTGCAAAATTCCCGTATTCGGTTCTTATCCAATCTTCTAAAACCGACATCTTTATTTTGTCAGGCATTACGTTTAATCCTACAAGCTGCATTATATAAATCAAGTTTTGATTAAGGATTGTCTGGTTTATGCTTCTTATCCTATCCCCCGAAAAGGCGGTCATAATCTCCTGCTCCGAAGGAAGTAGCGTTGATAAGGTTGTAGCCGTCAAGGTTAAACTGTTCCCCTTTTGTAAGTTTTCGCTGATTGTTTGTAGTTCCTTTTGCATATGTGTTTAAGTTAGTTATCCAATTATTTGCTGCCGCTTTCCAATTTTTCATTGGGTTTTTACCGACTTTCCAACCATTACTTTCGTAGTAATTTACAAATTTTTCGGCTTCAATCTTAGCCTTGTCTACTCCTATCCGTATGGATATATACTCAAAAGCCTGTTCAAAATTACATCTACTTTTAATAGTATTTATATCTTTATTTATATTTTCATTTACATTTTCCATATGAGGCTTCATATGAACATTCATATGCGTTTCATATGAAGTAGTATCTTTAGGTTTTCCCTTAGATTTTATATTGTTTCGCCTCGATTCTGTAAAGGTTTTACGTTTATCCTTTTCAATGTCAAGCCTGACATTATACCATAAACCTACATCATCTTGTATAAATTTGCATTTCACTTGTTCCCACAAGTGACCAACCGTATGTTGTATCATATGGGTATTCATATGACCTCGATTAAATTGAAGCATTAGCAGGTCCATATAAGCACCTTTTTCTTCAAATGTCATTCCCATTGTGCCACTTACATAGTCACCGGGATAAAATAAAAAAGCTGGGTCTTTTGCCATAAAAAAAATAAACCCCGATAGCTGCGAACTACCAGGGTTATTGTTATTTAACCACTAAACACATAGTCGGTTCGCAGTTCGCCTATGTGTCTTTTATACTGCAAATATACACTAAATTTCAACAAGTTCGATTTTCTGACAAATAATTTTCATTTTATTTTTAAACCAATCTTCTGTTTCTATTAGGTTATTTGCTTGTTTTATGTTATGTATTGCGGTAGTATGGTCTTTAGTACCCGTGTATCCGCTTATCTCTTTGAGGCTCAATTTAGTGTACCTTCTAAGTAAATAAGCAGCAGCTTTGCGACCAAAGGTTGTTTTTAAAGACCTATCCTTTCGTAATACATCACACTCAAATACACTGTCTACAATTTCAATAATCCTTGTTGCGCCTACATCTGCGCCTATTGGTTCGTTATCTTCTAAGCCTAACAACCCTAACTGCTTCATCATATCGTGCAGTTGTATATGGGTATTACGTTGGGCATAATATAAATCTTTTAATTGTCTTATTGAAACATCTCTCTTTCTCGTTAGCATAATTAAAACGGCAGTCCTTCCGTATCTTCTTTTGGTTTGAAATCATTTACATAAATCTTATAATCTGGTTGCTTGTCGTCTGTCTTGTAGGCATTAACCCACATCGAGTAACGTACATCATTGATTGTAAAATTAATTACTTCTCCTTTAGTTGTGGTCTTTTTCCAAGCACCTGCACTCCATTTTTTTTCTGTCATTTTATTTGTTTTTAATTGAATATTGAGCTACTAATTTACTTTGTTTTTTTGTACCTACGTTAATTAATTCCGTTCGTACTTTGTAGCCTTTGCGTTTTAATTCAAACACTACGGCTGCAAGTCGAAGGCTATTGTACTTCGTTAAAGCCTGGATTGGTGTCAATGTTTTGCCCGAAAGCAAGTGGTTCAAGATTTGTTGTTTCTGTGTCATTGTTATTGATTGGGTTAAAAAAAACAGGTTTATCTAATTTGTTTTCATACTTTTTAATAAAGGCTAATAAGTCCTCGTATGCCTCTTCGTTATACCAAGCGTAATGGTAAACTTCTGCCAGGAGCATCTGCCTTTCAAATGGTAGCAATTCTCTCATTAGCTTTCGTTTTGGTTATACAATCCATTATCTTCATCAGCTTTCATAATGTCAATGATGTTTTGCTTTTGGTTATATGTTTCTTGATAATACTTTTCAGAGCTGAAATTCCAATTCCAACCACTTTCAAAAGCAGTTTTTATCTGCTCTTTTTCTTTTTCTGAATATTTTTTAGCTATTCCAATAGCATACTCAAATGCTGCTACCATATCTAAATTACCTTCCTTAGATACTTTATACGAGTAGCTTCGCATTTCTTCTATTAATTGCTCTACTGCAGTTTTCATTAGCTTTTCTTTATTGTTTCTTTGATCTTGTTAAATTCGTCTAAACTCTTGATAGCATTGATTTTCAAAGCAGCCTTAACCTTTTGGTCTTGGGTAAACTTTGTCTTATCTAACTGCTCAATCAAGAATGCTTTTTGTCCTTCGCTTACTTCGTCTTTATGCTCATTAGTAGCATCTGCATCTTTGGTATCGTCTATGGCAAACAATCCGTTAAGTGCATACTTCCTGGCATAGCTACTTGCTGCTCCTGTAATTTGCGAAGCATCCATTCCTTTTTTGTTTTCCTCTTCACGAGCCAACCCAGTGCAAGTAATATTATCTTCTCCGTTAGATAGACAAGCCGTAGCCTTTACATAAACTCTACCGCCTACTTCTATTACTTCGTCGCTTAACATTAAAGCGTAGCCGTACTTATGGCAGATAGGTTTTGCAGCTTCGATAATATCTTCTGCACTTCGGTACTTGTATTTAGCAAAAGCATTGAATTGGTTTTTAGGTGCTTTTAGTTCCTGTTGAATTTTAATTAGGCTCATTGTTATTTGTTTTGTATGTCTATATTATAGTGTTCTAAAATTTCGATAATGGGTTCTTGTCTTTTCTTTAGGCTTACAAAGTATTCGTAAGCTTGTGAATATTCTAAGTACATACTTGCGCTATCGTATTTGTTATCTACTAAAGTGTAGTAGAAAATTGTGCCGTCTGGCTTAGTTTCTTTTATAAATTCAATCTTCATATACTTCGTTTTTAATTAGTTCAAGTTCTGCATTGTTTTCTACCCAACGAGTAAACGTGTAATCGTCATCTTCGTAATCGTAGTTTTTAGGCAATAAGGCAGGGTCATAAGGGTTTGTAGTACTCCTATCCCCGTCAATTAAGATGTTCCCGTATCGCTGATATTGGAACAATTGGTAGGTGGTTAAATGTGTCATTTTGTGTTTTGTTTACACAAATATACAACAATACACAATACAAAGTGCAAAACTATTAAAATATTTTAAAATTATTTTTGCAACAATGTTGCATTCAATTTGACTTATATAGGATAAAAGCACATCAAATTGTGCAATTTATGACACATTTTGTACATCAGAACGTACAAAGTAAAGCTAAAACTTAACTAAAAATGTAATAAAGTAAAGGTATAACTTGCCAAAGTCGGTAGTAAAATGAAGCCAAAAGTAGTAGTTTTACTACCTTTTGTTGTACCTAAATTATCATAAGTTGTACTTTAGAGCAACTTTTGATAATAAAGTTTATCAGAACCCCCGTATGAATATTCGGGTAAATAAAGCCTAAACCCACAATCTATAAGGTTATTAGCTGAAGGGAAGTTGTCTAAGGTAGTATAAGTAATAGCTATATGGCAAAAAGTAGAAGCTGCCTTTAACCTGGTTTTAATCATTCGCCTTTGTATTCCTTGCCCTCTATAATCTTTATGTACCCACGCTCTGTTAAATATGCAAATGCCCTTAGAATAAATTGAGCCGCAATAAGCTACAATACGGCTCATATCGTCAAGCATAACCCACCATTCCCGATTGAATTGGAATTCGTCAGCGCAACCCTTAAAGTTAGGATTGGTATAATCTAATTCCCTAAGTTGCTCGTAGGTATCTCTATCTAAGATGTTGCCGAAGCTAAATATCTTTTTGAGGCGCATTGTGTATAGTTTCTAATTTGGTTAAATAAAGTATCGCATCTTGCAGCTCTTCCTTTAGGTGCGTTATCCATTGACCGGTGCTTAAATCACTTCTGTCCATTGTAGTTCCGTACTTTGATTTCCCTACAAGTTCACGTCTACGCATATCTTCTATTACTGCTGCTAATATTTTACTGTCCATTATTTGTCTGTTTTGCTATGTATCTTAAAACAAGTTTTGCACTTGTATTGTATTTTCTTTACACCAGTTGCCGTTGTTCTACGAAGTGAAATAATTAAATCGTCGCTTCCACATTCAGGGCAAGAGCCTCGGTCTTGTCCGAAGATAACTCCGTAATGTGTTTTAGGTTCGATGTGGTTTTTAAGGGCGTTGAATACTTGCTCTAATAACACAACATCTTTTTGGCAATACTTAATCATTTTAGCCATAGCCACTTTGTCCTTATGCAAGACAATGTCTTTCCATAAACTATATTCGGTTTTTATCTTAGTGCCAATTCCTAAGTAATCAGCTATGTAATTAAGCTTGTTGCTATTAAATCTAAACTTTTGACGTGCTACTTTTAACGTGTCGATTGTAACGTATTTAGGAAACATCTCGATGCCGTGAAACAAGCAGCGTGTTCTTATCCACGCAAGGTCGAACTTGTCTCCATTATGCCCTATAAGTTCCGAAGCAGTATTGGCTACCTCTACAAAACTTTGTAGCATCTTTTTGTCGTTCTGTTTGCTATCCCATTGTAAAAAGTAAACTTCTTTTTCGTCCTCCCACTTGTAACAAATACAAATGATAGCACGTTCTTGTATTATGCTATCCGCAGTTACATTAAGCTTATATCCGGCACTCCAGAAAAAGCCAACGTTGGGCGAGGTTTCGATGTCAAAGAATAGTCGTTTGCGTTTTGATTTTAGCATTATTTATTTTTTGCTGAATTTATCTATTGTAGTATAACCCATTGCAAATAGCGTAAGATACAAGACGGCATCGACCAACTTATCGCTTGGGTTAATTTTTAAGATTATGTTTAAGAACAAGGATATAAAAAGACAAACGCTGCCAAGCATAGCCACTACTCTTTTATGGCTTATACTGTTGCTTTCGTCCGATAATAAATTAACTAATATAGTTCTAAAGTTGCTCATATAGTTTAGCCTCAGCCTCTCGTCGCCTCACTAACCCTTTAAGCACCACACCATTTGCCTTCGTCCATTTCATAAACTCAGCCTTGATTGTCGAGTCTTTAGGATTGACATTTACCTTCTTTAGCAAAGTGCTTTTCTTTAAGTTGCCCGTACCTACATTAAAAGTAAACGAAACTAATGCAGAAAAATTGTTCTCGGTCACATTTGATTTTACAAGTGCATCTGTCATTCTCGCAAAATCGTCAATGATTATATCAAATAATTCATTCGCCCTTTCCTGAGTAATTACATCGCCTTCCTTTACTTTGCTTCCGTCTTCGTAAAATGTATTTCCAAATCCAATAGTCCAAACATTAGCAGGACATTTGTACGCTTTTAACTTGCACCCTTCGAAGTGCTTTATTAAGTCCCTTCCTGCTTTATTTACTTCCATAGCTTATTCCAATATGCTAAAATTAATATAATCGCTATTATTAGACCGATTAGAGCCTTCCAAAAGTTATTCTGAGTAGT